ACTTCTTGTTGGTTACTATCTACAATGTTTTGTGCTGAATGAGCCACATCATATAGTTTCATTTTTGCACGATCAACACCTACAATAAATGCTCGATTAATACTAGGGTCATTATATCTATTCTTTAATTGTTTAATTTTCATTTGACCTAGTGCTTCAAGTTCTTCACTTGATATAAGAGCAAACATAAAGTCGGCCGTTGCTGGAAGACCGAAAGATTCAGAAGTATCTTCTAAACCAATGTCTGTACTTACAAAACCTGTTCTGGTTGTTTGTGTAGCACTAAAGACTGGTACATTAAACTCAACCGCAAGACCTCTTAATTCTTCTGCAATGGCCTTGATATAAAAATAGGAAGAAATATTACCACCTTTAAATCTACTTGATGAACAAATATTTAAATAGTCAACAAATACAACGTGTGGTCTAAAAGATTTTTTTAATGCAAGTTCGTTAAGTAAAGCTCTAAAATGGCCAGCGTGGGCTGAAGCAGTAGGATATTCTTTTATAATTAATTTACCAGATGTCTTATGTTGTATTTTTCTAATCTTATCGTCATATAACTGTTTTGGTAATGAGTGTAGGTCATCTATTGTAACATCTAAAAGATTTGCGTCAATTCTTTCAGCAATTCTTTCTTCTGACATTTCTAAAGTAATATACAATACATTATGACCTTGTGTTAAAAATGCACTTGCACTATGACACATAAACAAAGATTTACCAACACCTGTGCCTGCAAGACATATATTTAAAGTTTTTGCTGGCACACCACCTTTTGTAATACGATTCATAAATGATAAATCAAACTGATATTTTTTTTCTTTTGTATGATAAAATGTAAATCGTTTTTCAGCGTCTTCAATATAATCATGGCCGATATGATTATCAAAAGAAACGGCCAATGCTTCAGATAATATGTGTGGTATAGCTTCAGGCGTTCTGCTTTTATCTTTGTTATCAAGTATTTTAATACCTGTTAATACTGCATTATGAACCGCTCGGTCTTTACAAAACTTTTCAGTTGTATCAAACAACCATTGTAATTCTACCTTTGTATTATCTAAACTTGATAGTAATTCTTTTACAGATTTAAATTCATCTTCGTTTATATCTTTTCTTTGGCCTAATTCTATAAGTAAAGTTTCTTTTGTAGGTATGTTTTTGTATTTGTTTACAAACGAATCTATTTGATTAAAGAGTATTCTTTCATTACGATTTATAAAGTAATCTTCTTTACAGAAAGGCAAAGCTTTTCTGGTAAATTCTTCATTAAATATAAAATTACGTAATATCGTAAGTTCTATACGTTCATTATTTAAATACTGCGTTTCCATCTTTTAATTGTTTTTCAAGTATTTCTACAAGTATATCACCAATATGATTGATAAACTCTTGTCCTTCTACATCTGCGTTATAAGGATTCATTATAATATCATATTTAAATCTCATTGGCAAAGTGCCGTCTGGCTTCTCATCTTTTGCAAACGCAACATCACCGTATTTAAAAATTACACCGTTAAACTTTTCATCAATAAGTTTTAAACAGGTAAAGTCGTCACCGGTTTTTTGTACAAAAACGTATTTGTTATTCTGATCCGTAGAGGAACTTTTTTCTTGTGGCTTCATCAATCTTTTTTAATATTTCCTTTGTAAAATACTTTTCAGGTTCATCATTAATTGATTTACCAAATACTTTTGTGCCATCTGGTAATTCGTATCGTGTTGATACTTTTTTGAAAATGCCTTCTTCTTCTGCAATGTCTAATAAGCCATAATAACGGTCTAATCCTTTATTATAAGTTAGTCGCACATCTATTTGAGCATTTTCTTTTGTTAACCTTGATTTATAGTTTTTACAATGTATAATATTACCAATCACTTCGTTATCTCCATCTTTTTCTTTTCTTTTGCCGAGATATATGATTGATGAGGCTGCGTATTTGAGACCAGAACCACCGCCCATTTCTTTTTGTGGGAACATAGAACCTATAACATCATAGGTGTGGTTGGTCATTATCATTGGAACTTTTGCCTTACCAAGTTTCAATGTTAAAACTCTAAAAGTAGATTTGACAATTTGTGATCTTGTCATATCTCTTGTTTCTTTTCCTTCTGCTGTATCTTCCATTTCTTTTGTAGTAGATAACATACCTAAACTATCTAATACAAACATTATGGGTTTTCTTTTATCTTCTGGTTGTTCTAAATATTTGTCTAAAATTTTTATCGATTGATTTCTAAATTCTTGGACTGTTGCAACAGGCACAATTACCATTCTTGTAATATCAACACCACGATTTTTAATTATATCTTTTGATACTGCACTTTCTGATTCAAAATAAATTACACCTGCTTCTTTATCTTTATCTAAAAAGTTTTTACAAATGCCTAAGGCAAAAAATGTTTTACCTGTGGCCGCTTCACCAGCAATTGCTGTTATTTTATTTCCTGGTAAACCACCATAGATACTACCTGAAAGTAGTGCGTTAAAAGAGTATGAGCCTGTATCTATAAAACTTGTTACATCAGCACTGTCAATGCCTTCACTTACGAGTGTAGCGTATTCATTACCAACTTCTTTAATTACATCTTTTAAAAAATCATTCATTTATCACCTCATCTTTTTTATCTAAAACAATACAATAATATTTTATGCCTAAATCATAACATATTTTTTTGATTTCGTCAAGCTGATTTGGCGTAAAGTGATGTATGAGATATTCCGTTGGCGTTCTGTGTATTATTATTTGCATAATTTAGTTTATCTTTTTTCAATCGTATAGGTTTTAGTTCTGTTTCTCTATTTAAATACTTATAATCTAATTTGACCACTTCGAAATCAGTTTGAAGTTTATCTGCTATCTTATAAGGGTCAAATTCAGAGCAGCTATATACATCAAACTGCATAATGGCTGGATCCGTCTCGTCCCAAACGTGTAAAGCAATATGGCTTGTTTCAATTACGGCCACACCTGTTATGCCTCGATTACCAGTTGTATTACAATATTTTACATATGGTCCCATTAAAATTTTCATATTAATAAAAGAAATAAATTCTTTCATCCAATTTACTAACTGTTCTTCATTTTTTGGGGGATTTTTTACTTCTGCTCGAATAATTAAATGCTTATGAATTAACAATTTATCCTGTGTCATTTCTCCTTAGCTCTCAAAATTACTTTTCGACCTTTTGGTTTTTGTAATTCTTCAAATGGGTCGAAACTGTAATCTAATTTTTTAGGCTCACCTTCACTCCAAAGCCTATAATCATTATTTATAGGAATCCATCCTTTTAAAGGCTCATCATAATCATCTGTCTCTAATTTTGACCAGATTGTATCGAATAAATTTTTATCTGACATATCAACTTCATGTCCTGAATTTGTAATAGAATATTTACTTAATTCACTCTTTAATTTTTCTTTATTAAATTCAACCTTGCGTTGATAATCCCAATATTCTTTTTTGTCTTTATAATCGTTTTCTGTTATGGCCATTAAGTTCATGTTTATCTTATAATATCTAATTTAGCGTCTTTAGTCCAAATTTCAAGGTTAGTTCTTAATCTTTTTTCTTTTATAAGGTTTTCATAACGATTGATAGCTTTTTTTCTCCACCATTCAATTATAGTATTTAGTTCATATGAGTCGTAAGAAATGTCTTTTTCAATTTTATCCGTCTTGCCGTTTACGATATCTATATAATTTTTTATGCCATAATTTGATACGTAATATCTTTTTTGTTCTGTTAAATTTTTTGCATTATCTATTACTTGATTAAACTCTTTTAATTCTGCACTATTTTTTGGTAATGACCTTTTGATTAGGCCTACAATAGCATTTGTAAGTTTTAACTTTTTACTTGAAGCGTCTTCTTTTACAAGTTCACCTACATTTTTTTCTACATATTTTCTTAATTCTTCAAACTTTTCACCGTGCAACAGCGGTATAAAATCACTATCAGTTAAACCTTTATATCTTAAATAAGGTTTCATACCATCATACTGACTAGATGATTTAGTATTACCATATAGACTTGTAGTTTCAAACAATGCTAAATTCATATTATATTTTTGATTTAACAACTCTCTTACGTAATGTGTACAGCAAATGGCCGCAAGTAACTTACCACCTAGATAATTATAACCAAAAGGTTGTGCTGGCACAATTACAAAGCCCATTATAGACGTTTTATTAAATGTTGTCAAGTTAGGAATATTGCCTAACATTTCGTTTCTAGGTTTCATATTAATTACAGGAGAGCCTAATCTTATAAAACCTACCCATTTATTAGTCTTCATTTCTTTGACTGCAAGTTTAAGTTGTTTTCCTGGTATACTTACCATATTTGAATGACTTGAAATTAAATTAATATAAGTGTCCCAAACTGAATTGTCTAATTCAAAAACTTTTAAATTCATTTCTTTAGGCGACATTAAAAAATTTGAAAATAAATCTTCATCTAAACTCATGCCTGGTAAACTTGTAGGTATACTTTGTATTGAATCTAATTTTTGTTCACGCATATA